CCGGGCCTCTATTGACTCCTCATCGTCGAAACCGTCGTCGGTCATGTCGTTCAGGCGGCCGAGCCGGTGCTCGGGATTCTCCATCGCCCACTCGTAGGCGTCGTCGTCCAGATCGTGCTCGGAGGCGTAGACCTTCGGGTTGGTGACGGCCAGGCGGGCGTGGACGACGGCGGGCTCGGCGTCAGGGCCCCGGTCGTTGTCGCCGGAGCTGTGCTCTCCCCCGGCAAACGCCTGGGCCAGCTCGTGACTGGCGGCGAAGTGCGTGCCCAGCCCGGCATTCCAGTGCCCGGACGGCTCAGATTCGTAGTCGTCGAACTGGCCCGGGTCGTGATCGGCCGGGTCCTCGAATCCACCGTCCAGCTCCTGGCGGCTGGCCTGGGTGCCGTGGTACCAGTCAGCCTGGCCGGTCATCGGGTTGGGCAAGAGAGCGGCAGTGTGCGGTTCCAGGGCAGCGGTATGCGGCTGCTCGGGCTCCAGGCCGCTGCCCTCGAAGTCGCGCGGCAGGCTGTGGACGCGCTTGCGGTAGTTGCCGACCAGGCGGGTGGCGCCGCGGTGAGCCTCCAGGAAGTCGTCCCCGGCCCCGGCCTTAACCGCGTTGAGCGTTCCGGCGTACCGCTGGGCGAAGTCGTGGCCATGCTTGCCGGTGTCGTCGTGGGAGCCGCCCAGTGGCAGGCCGCGGTCGTGGGCGTCCAGGATGTGGGCGCCCTCGTGGGCGAGGGTGGCCGGGTCCCAGCGGTCCGGGTGCAGGGCGACGCCGACCCGATCGCCCAAGGTGGCGACCTGGGACCGGCCCCACTCGGGGTGCTCGTGCTCGGTGACGAACGACCGGTCAGCCTTGCCCGGCGGGTAGCCGCCTTCGGTCAGGACGTGCCGGAGAATCTTGCCGCCTTCGGCGCTCATCCCGTCGGGGCCGGGCGGGGGCAACGGGGTGGTCAGGTCGGGGTGGCGCTCGCGGATCTCGTCCTGGGCCAGCCGGATGGATGCCTGGTGCGGCTTGTCCGCTGCCCATGCGCGCAGCGGACTGAACTCGCTGTCGGCCACGGTGGCCTCCTTCCGTCGCTGGGGTGACGGCCGGGCGGGGTCGCTGGGTTCAGCGGCAGCCTCATGTTCAGCAGGCTGCCAGTTGCCAGAACGGACCTCCATCGACTTCCAGCCAAGCTGGTGACCCATCCAGGCACGTCGGTGCCCATCGTCGAGCTGCCCCTGGTTGACCACGAGCGGGCCGGGCTGGATACCGCCGCTCATCGTGCGGCGCAGACCCTCGCCAGCGTCGTCGTAGTTTTCACGGACCTTGCGGCCAATGTCGTCCAGATGCTCGCCGACGGTTCCGCCCCAGTCGCCTGAACGCAACTTGAGGATCTTGTGCATCGGCATTTGCCGGGGCCGCCCCGGCCTGGCTGAACGAGCGATTTCGCTATCGGTAGGCGGGGTCTGGTGAGCCAGCGGGTGCTCAAATTCACCCGGTGCATGCTCGTGCGGGTCTTCCAGTTCGCCCTGAGCATGATCCCAGGCGTGCTCGTGCGCCAGGTCGTGACCCGGATGAACGATCCAGTCGTGCTTTTCGCGCAGGTGAGTGGCGAGATCGAAAGATGATCCCCGTCCGTTCGCCATAGCATGCAGCTTATCAATAAAAGCTGTATTTAGCGATACCTGCTCCACGATGGCCACGGCTGCCCTCCCTATGCCTTCTGCGGGCAGCGCGGCGCCCGGGGCAGCCGCCACTGCCCCGGGCTGGGTCTGTCAGGAGGCCAGGCGCTCCGGGGCCGGGTCCACGTAGTGCTGGCACGGCTCCTGGCCGGAGCCTCCCGTGCAGGCGAACGCCTGGCAGGAGGTCGAGCCGTTGCCGTGCAGCGCGTACGGGTGACCGCAGCCCTTGCAGCCTGGCCGGGCCGTCTTGGCGGGACGGTCGCCGAACCTGTCTGCCGGCCGGGCTGGCGTCGCAGGCGGTGCCGTCGGGGCCATTTCGTCCTCAGCTTCCGTTTTGGTTAGGCAACATTCCCTGTAATGGTAAGGGAATCACTCTGTGTAGTGAAGATCAGGAGCGGTGCCGTCTCATTCCCGACACACCTGCCCCGTTCCGCCCAGATGGAACACGGCCGCGCAATCCTGGCATTCCGGGGCGCATCCCCCGGGCCAGGCCGGCCCCGGTGTTGCCCTGCCGGTTGCCCAGCGCCGCGGCGTAGGGGTTCATGCTCTCGGGCGAGAAGCGGTCCAGGGCGTCGTAGCCGCCCGGCTGGGCCATGTGCGGTCGCTGGGTACGCAGGTCCTTGGCCAGGTACGCCTTCATCTGCTCGCCCAGCAGGCGGGCGGTGGCGATGGCGATGCAGTCGGCGATGTCCTTGGTCTGGACCGGGCCCGAGGTGGGCGGGATGACCTTCTGGACGTTCTCCGGCTTCTGCACGAACCGCAGCTCGTCTTTCGCCTCGGCGTGGTGCGGGGCGTGCACGAAGCCCATGTTGAGCGCGGCCTTGAACGTCTCCCAGGTGGACCAGTTCAGCGCCGCGGTGGCGGTGCGCTCGTAGACCACCACGTTCTTCTGCAGGTGCGCCCCGCGGACCCGCTTCTGCAGGGCCTGGACGGAGGCGACCGAGTTGAACTGGTCGAACGTCAGCTCGTCCGGCTGGAAGCGCAGCACCACGTTGTCGAAGATCCAGTCCCGGATGTCGTCGTAGTCCAGGATGTGATCCTCGAAGTCGGCCGGATCCCAGAAGTGGATCAGGTCGAACACCGCGTGCTCCAGGCCGTCGTCCCCGGGCTCGGTGTGGGCCACGGCGAAGCCGAACCGGCAGTTGACCGAGGACGGGTCGCCGTGCGCGGTGTAGGTGATGCTGAGCGGGCCGCGGGCCTGCATGGTCAGCTCGGGCCGCCCGTACTCCTCCAGGCGCCCGCCCCACGGGCTGAACATCTCGTCGATCTTGGCCGTGTTCAGGTAGGCGTCCATCGCGGTCGCCCAGTCCGACCGGCGCTCCACCTTGAAGGTGTCCGGGTTGGCTTTCTCCTCCCGGGCCATCTCCTCGTCGAACGCCTGGATGGCCCCCTTGAGCTGCCTGAGCAGCGGCAGCGCATCCGGCTCGTACTCGCCCAGGTCGCCGCAGTAGCCGGGCGGGAACAGCGGCAGCAGGTGGGCCCGCTCCCAGTCCTCGTAGATCGCCCAGGACTCCAGCTGGATCATGAACTTGGTGGGGTAGGCCGGCATGTACTCGCCCGGCTCCGGGGCGGGCTCGCGCTCCAGGGACAGCTGCCACAGCTCGTAGAACTTGCCGATCATCTCCCAGGTCGAGCTGGGCAGCACGGTGAAGCCGTCGGTGCCGAACTGGTCCAGGGACGGCTTGGCCGCGCCGTAGACGACGCCGAACTCCCGGGTCACCCCGGCGTTCTTGACGTGGGCGGCCTCGTCGAACGCCAGGATGCAGCCGGCCGGGCCACGCGGGGCCAGCGGGGTCGATTCACGGGGCAGGATCCGGAAGCTGGCCATGTCCCGGGTGGAGACGATGCCGCGGGCGGCCTGCTTGCGCATCCGCACGAAGTCGTACGGGGCGTAGACGGTCAGTGACTCGGCCTGGGCCTCGCTGACGTACGGGGTGAAGCAGGGCGCGGTGGTAATGACCGAGTAAAGGTCACCCCAAAGGTTCTCCTTGGCCTGCTCTTTCTTGCCGGCGAACACGGCCACGGCCAGCGGCTTGCTGGCGTCGATGCCGTAGTACTCCTGGGGGTTGCCCTTGGCGATGTAGTTCCACAGCACGTAGGACATGGCCAGGGCCGACAGGTACCCCTTGGAGCCACGGCGGCCGATGGCGATGATCAGCTCGGGGAACCAGTGGTAGCCGCGTTTCTTGAGGTAGGCAATCCGCTCGTACAGGTCCGGCTGCAGGCCCTTGGTCTGGGCCGCGAACTTGTTGTCCTGGGCCTCGGGATTGGTCTGCCGGAACCGGCTCTGCCAGTCGTCGATCACCTGGCGGTCGAACTCGGTGAACAGGTCATCGCGCAGGAAGATGATCTTCAGCAGGGTGGCCTGGCGCGGGTACAGGTTGGGCTTGTCCAGCCAGTCCTCGCTGATCACGAACGTGATCGGGTCCGGTACCGGCGGCCCGTCATACCAGGACAGCACGTCCAGCGGCCCGGCGGCCGTGGTGTCCGGGGCCTCCCAGCGGGAGATCGCCATCAGAGGTAGGCCATCTCCAGGCGGCTCAGCTCGGAGTTGTCGAGCTGGTAGACCTCATCGGGGATGAGGTACCGGCCCCAGGTGGCGAACGCATCGGCCCGGCCCCGGTGGTGGGCCGCCCGGTCGGTCATCGCCTTCACCGGGTCGTTGGTGAGGTTCTGGGGCTGCTCCCCGGCCTCGGTCAGCTGCCGTCCCTGGCCGGCGTAGAACTCCTGGCGGCCTCGGTGGTACTCCTCGCGCTCGCGCAGGTGGGCGCGCAGGTCATCGCTGCTGATCCGCAGCTTCATGCCCTCGATCATGGGTGCCCCTCAGTGGTCGTTCAGGTCGCCGCGGAAGCTGGTGCGCCGGTCGG